GCGTTCCGGCGGCCTTGCATCGAGGTAATCCATGACCGACTGGCCATCCACGTTGCCGCAGCGGTTTCTGGCTGCGGATTACAGCGACACCTTGCCTGACAACGTCATTAAGACGCAGATGGACGCAGGGCCACCGAAAAGACGCCGCAAAACGACCGCGAATATCCGGGTCATATCCGGCTCCATGATCCTGACCACGACGCAATGGAACAGCCTGGTGACTTTCTTTCAGGACACGATCAAGGAAACCCTGAATTTCAATCTGCCGGAACCCGGAAATGAAGATACGGGAACGCTCAATGTCGTTTTCTCAGGGCCGCCGCAACGCCAGTATTTTGGCCCCGGCCGCTGGCGTGTCGCTTTAAGATTTGAGGTGCAGCCATGAGCCGCAACGTCAGCGCGGAACTGAAACAGGCCGTTTACGCGCAGGAAACAGCGGAAGAGTTTATCGTTCTGATCGCCCTGAGCCACCCCGATCTTGCAACACCAATACGGGTTAACAGCAGTGGTGCGGACGTCATCAGCAACGGCGAGACTTTTGTCGCCTATCCCTTTGAAGTCGTCCTGCCGGACGACGTCGACGACAGGCCACCGCGCGCAAAGCTGCGCATTGACAATATCAGCCGGGAAATCGTGCTCGCCGTCCGCACCATCACCTCGGCGCCATTTGTCACGATCCAGATCATCATGGCCTCGTCGCCAGACGTTCTTGAGGCGGAGTTTCTGGACTTCCGGCTTGCCAATATCACCTACGACCAGCTGACAGTCGAAGGCGACCTGACGCTGGAAGAGTTTATCGGGGAGCCTTATCCGGCGCGCGTATTCTCACCGGCTGATTTTCCTGGGCTGTTCTAATCAAATTTTAGAAATGTCATGAAACACATTGGCAATGTCAGGTACGACCTTCATAGCAGAGTAAAGAATATGCTGAGCCTCACTTAATAAGCGCTGATTCCTCTGAACACTTGCGGCATCTGTTTCGAGCTTTTCACCATGAACAATATTATTTCTTATATGCTTACAAGCGTATATCAAAGTTGAGACATCCGTTATTGGGACATCTGAATAAAACTTTGGAGGTGTGTCGCCTTTCTGTGCCCATATCTTAGGGCCGCCATCTTTAAAGATTTCCTGTATTGAGGGCTCTTGCTTTATAGATTGGTAAAAGTCACTCGGAAGTTTTGCGATAAAAGCATCCCAATCGGAAACAACTGCTTTGATTGTTTTATCGTTATTGACGGGTCTTTTAGTTTCAAAAAATCCAGATCTGGTCAATGCGTATTCGAACATCGCAAAGAACAGTAAATGGGCAGCTAATTCTCTTTCTTTCATTTCTTATCTCTCCGCAAAAATATAACTCCAAGTAGGTTTACCATGTCCATCCCCATCTGGGTAGGCCATTACATCGGCTTGCCTTTCAAGGAGCATGGCCGCGACAGGAAAGGCGTGGACTGCTGGGGGCTGGTGCGGCTGGTGATGGGGGAACAGTTCGGAATTTCCCTGCCGTCATACGCCACGCAGTACGACAGTACAGAGCGTGAAGACCAGTTGGCGCCGCTCATCGATGAGGAGCGCAGGTGGTGGATTCCGGTCGAGGCAGGAAAAGAGCAGCTTGGCGATGTCGTTGTCCTGCGCATGCGCGGGCAGCCTATTCATGTCGGACTCGTTATTGAGCCCGGACGCATGCTGCACGCCGAGGTCGGGATTGGCAGCGTGCTCGACAGTTATCGAAGCGCCCGCTGGAGTTTGAGGGTCACAGGGTTTTACCGTTATGGAGCAAAATAATGACACGGTCTGGTTGACAGCCTGTCCGGAGCCTTTCCGCGTTCGAAATATCAAGGAACAGGTTCCCTGCGGCTGGACAATCGCGGAAATGGTATTGCACACCATCCCACCCGTCTCCATCCGTCAGGCGCACGCTTTCGTGAACGGGGATTATATCCCGCAGGATAAATGGCTCTCCGTCCGCCCCAAACCCGGCACCGTGGTCACGATCCGGGTCGTCCCCGGCAAAGGCGGCGGCAAAAACCCTATCGCGACCGTCTTGTCCCTCGCTCTCATGGTGGCCGCTCCCGCCCTTGGAGCCTCGCTGGCGACCGCCACAGGACTCGCCACAGCCACTTCTGCTGGCCTGATCTCATGGACGGTTGGCGGCTTCAGCGGCCTTTCTATAGCAACGGGGATTGTGAGCGTTGTCGGCAGGCTGGCGATTAACGCTCTGGCACCGCCCTCTAAGCAGAAGTCCTCCGGTAATGTTGCCAGCGTAACGGACAAGCCGACACAGTTCATCAGCGGCGGCAAAAATCAGGTGCTGCGGTTCAGCGCCATTCCGCGTCCCCTGGGGCGGCAGCGGATGATGCCTCCCTATGGCGCTCTGCCGTTCACCGAGATTGTCGGTAACGACCAGTATGTGCGGATGCTGTTCGTCTGGGGCTATGGTCCTCTGGAGATCAGCGACCTTCGCATCGGCGATACGGCGCTTTCTGAATTCATGGACGTCGAAACCGAGACGCTCTATGGATACGACACCGATCCGCCGCTGACGCTATTTACCAGCCAGATCAACCAGAACGACCTTTCCATCACGCTGACACAGACAGCGGGATATCAGGTCAGGACGACGGAAGACAACGTCGATGAAATCAGCATCGATGTGACTTTTCCGCGCGGCCTTGCCAAATACAAAAGCAGCGGCGGCAAAGACAATCAGACCGTCCAGATCGAGGTTCAGTATGCCCCGACCGGCACGGGGAGCTGGGTCAATGCCGGGACGAGCGATCCGGCGCTTCAGATCACGGCTAAACAAGGCACAGCCATTCGGAAAGGACTGCGCTTCAAGGTCACACGCGGTAAATACGATGTGCGTCTGCGCCGCGTTACGGCAGATTCGACGAGCGATACCGTCATTGATGAAATGGTATGGACGGCGCTGCGTTCTATCCGCAATGCTCACCCCGTCAAAATGACCGGGCTCGCCATGACGGTGCTGCGCATCAAGGCGACGGACCAGCTGAACGGCGTGGTCGACCAGTTTAGCGGCATTGTTCATTCCATTCTGCCCGACTGGAACGGTTCGGCCTGGGTGGAACGGGCGACCTCCAATCCGGCCTCCCTGTATCGGGAGGTGCTGCAGGGCACCGCCAACGCCCGTGCGCTTGAAAACAGTCGCCTTGATCTCAATGACCTGCAACAGTGGCATGGGAACTGTTCCGCCGCTGGTCGTGAATTCAATTATGTGGTCGATGGTCAGCTGAGCGTTCACAACCTTCTGGCCGACATTGCGGCGGCAGGCAGGGCCAGTCCCGCCGTCATCGACGGCAAATGGCGTGTGGTGCAGGACAAGCCGCAGACCGTTCCGACGCAGCATTTCACGCCGCGCAACAGCTTCGGGTTTCAGGCGGAGAAGGCATTTCCCGATCTGCCGCACGGCTTTCGCGTCAAATTCATCAACCGGAACAACGACTGGCAGGTGGACGAGCGCATCGTTTACGACGATGGCTACGATGCGACGAATGCCACAAAGTTCGAAGGGCTGGAACTCGTCGGGATCACCGATCCTGACCAGGCGTGGAAAGATGGGCGCTACCACATCGCCACGGTGCGCCTGCGCCCGGAAAACTTCAGCTTCAACACCGACATCGAGCATATCGTCTGCACGCGCGGCGACCTGATCCGCCTAACCCACGACGTATTGTTGGTGGGACTCGGCTCGGCGCGCATCAAGACTGTGATTGATAACGGCACGAACGTGACCGGCATCACGGTTGATGACACGTTCTTTATGGAGACAGGAAAAAACTATTCCGTCCGCATCCGCAAGGCGGACGGTACAAGTCTTGTCAAATCCATAAACACCACAGCAGGAGAAAACAAAAACCTTATCTTCGCCACACCTTTCAGCATCAGCGCCGCGCCCGCCCTGGGCGATCTCGTTCTTTTTGGAGAGACGGGGCTGGAAAGCATCGAATGCGTCGTCAGAAGCATTGAGCCGCAGTCCGATCTGACCGCGCGTATCACCTGCGTCGACGCCGCGCCCGCCGCGCATACGGCGGACACGGGCATGATCCCGGCCTATGACAGCCAGATCACGATTCCGCCCGACCTGAAGCGGCCACCGGCCCCCATCGTGGTCAACATACAGTCAGGCGAGGAGGTTCTGATCCGCAACCCGGACGGGTCGTTTTCCGCGACAATCGCGCTGACGCTGGCGCCCTCTTTATACCCTTTAAGCCTGACCGTCGGGGTGATGATCAAGGCGTCCTCTGAAACGAGCTACAAACCAGCAGGTTTTATCGTTGAAAATTCTCTGGTCAGGATACTGGACGTCGAGGCCGGTGAATATTACGACCTGCAGATTATTTATAAAAACCAGAACGGCATGGCATCAAAGCCGACGTTTCTGTCCGGCCACCAGGTCATCGGCGCGACGGAAAATCCGCACGATATCGAAAACTTTAACGTTAATATTCTCGGCACTATCGCTTATCTCAGCTGGAATACCGTTACAGACATTGATCTCAGCCACTACCGGATCAAGTATTCCCCTGACGTTTCCGGCGCGACCTGGAGCAGTTCCGTCGATCTGGTGATGAAGGTTGCGGCTCCAGCCACGTCGATCACTGTACCGGCACTGGCCGGCTCCTACCTGATCAAAGCCGTGGATGCCGGTGGGCGCGAAAGCGTCAACGAGGCCGTCGTGGCGTCCACCATCGCCGCGCTTGAAGGATTCAACGTCGTGGCGACGGCGGCGGAGAACCCGGCCTTCTCCGGCACAAAGAGTAATGTGGAATACGACGGCACCGGCATTCGTCTGGCGGACGCCGACAGTATCGACGGCTGGGGAAATATCGACGCCGTTCTGAACGTCGATATCGGCAACAACGGGATTGTCGATACAGGCACTTATAATTTTTTCAACAGCATCGACCTTGGGGACGTCTATACGTCGAAAGTCACGGCCAGCCTTGACGTGATCGGCATCGACCTTCTGAATAACTTCGACACCATCGGGAACATCGATCTCGCCGAAGACATCGGCAGCGGCGTCGACCCCTCTCTCTATGCCGTCCAGCTGCAACTACGGACAACGAACGACGATCCGGCAGGGTCGCCCGTCTGGAGCGTCTGGAAAGATTTTGTCATCGGCGATTATACGGCCAGGGCGTTTCAGTTCCGCGCCAGCCTGACGAGTTACTCATACGGCACAACGCCCCTCATCTCCGCGCTGTCAGTCACCGTGGACATGCCGGACAGGTCTGACTCGCAGCGCAATCTGACCTCGGCTGCCGCAGGATCGGCGATTGGCTTTTTGAGCGCCTTCAAGGCGACGCCCGCTATCGGAATCACCGGAAACGACCTGGCGACCGGCGACTACTTCGCAGTGACAACGCCGACACCAACCGGATTTTCGATCCGGTTCTTTAACAGCGCCGGAACAGGTATTTCGCGCAATTTCGACTATATCGCCAAGGGATATGGCAGCACCTGAGAAGGAGAATAAATGACGCAAGCGACCCCCATTATCGGCGCCAATCAATCCGGCCTGGCATACAGGACAGCGGATAACAGTGGAAAAACGGCTCTTATGGATCACCATAAGGGAAGCACGGCACCCGGTTATGCCGCCGCCGGCATTATCTGGCTGGACGATACGGCCACACCATGGATTCTAAAAATATATGACGGCACTGACTGGATTACGATAGGCACCGTAAACGCGACAACAAATGTTTTTGTACCGTCAGTGCCTGCCGCCGGAACAGTTACGGCATCAATGCTGGCCGCGCCTGCCTCCGTTCACAACGCAGGGACGGCTGGCGGCACGGCTAACGCGCAAACTTTGACGCCGACCCCGGCCCTCGGCGCTTATGCGGCGGGCGTCATGTATTCATTCCTGCCCGTGGCGACAAACACTTCCGGCACGGTGACGGTTAACGTCAGTTCTCTCGGCGCGCGGAACATTAAAAAATTCCGTGGCGGTGCCGTCGTCATTCTCGCCGTCGGCGACCTGGTGATCAATGGCCCCGCGTTTATTGTGGACGACGGGACGCAATTCATCCTCCTGAAACCGCAAACTTACACACAGGGCGCGGATGTGGCGAGCGCGACGACCACAAACCTCGACACGGCGACGGGCGACTATACGAATATTACCGGGACGACGACGATCACGGGCATAACTCTTTCACAGGGTCGTCAGGCGACAATACAATTTTCAGGGGTTTTGACGCTGACGAACGGCGCATCGCTTATCCTGCCGGGCGGCTCAAGTATCGTAACCGCCGCCGGGGACACGGCGATCTTAAGGGGTGAGGCTTCCGGCGTCGTTCGTTGTATATCTTATACAAGGGCAACCGGTTTCGCGCCCGTGATCGGCTTGCCGCAAAACAGCAAAAGCGCGGCCTATACAACGGTACTGACGGACAACGGAAAACACATTTTCCACCCCGCCGCCGATACGACGGCGCGGACATGGACGATTGATAGCAATGCCAACGTAGCCTATCCCGTCGGCGCTGCGCTGACTTTTGTGAATGAAAACGGGGCGGGCGTGATAACGATTGCCATCACTTCCGACACCATGCGTCTCGCTGGCGCCGGCACGACAGGGAGCCGGACGCTGGCGGCAAACGGGATCGCCACGGCTTTAAAAATAACCTCCACTTCGTGGATTATTAGCGGAACAGGATTAACCTGATGTCGGCAATTCATCAACTTTTGCTTTCGGTCGGCAGCGCTCCGGCCACGGCAGCCATTACCTATGTAAGCTCGAATTCTAACGAGTCGAACCTGACGACATACACATTTTCCGCTCAATCCATCGGCACGGCGGCGGCGGATCGCTTTGTTATTGTGGGATGCTATGCGCCGAGGAATACAAGCACCTGCACTATTACCGACGTTACAATCGGGGGCATTACAGCAACGCAATTAGTGCAATCTAAAGATGCTTCCGCGTTTTCAGATTTTGCTATCTATGGCGCGTCGGTTCCCACGGGAACAACCGCCGATGTCGTTGTCACTCTTTCAGCCGCGCCGGACAGGTTCGGGATTGATGTTTTTGCGGCGACCGCACTGTCATCCACCACGCCGACAGCGACTCAAACCGACAACACGGCAAGCGTGAATTTGAGCAAATCCATCACCGTTCAGGCGAACGGCTTCATCCTGGGATGCTCCGGCAACGAGAATACAGCCGCAACGCATACATGGACAAACCTGACAGAGAGATTAGATCAGGCAACCGGGACAGGCGGCTCAAGTCAAACTAGCGCGAGCGATGTTTATTCAACCGGTCAAAGCGTGACAGTCACTCAATCCCCATCGGCGGCGCAATCAAGACAGGCGCTTTTATTGATCGCAATGAGGTAAGCCCATGCTGGAATTCCTTTTCATCCTTTACATGGCGGCTGCCGCCAGAATGTCCGGCGGCGGGCTCGGCGCGGCCTTCCTGAACAAAAGAGGCGACCGCGACGAAAACGGTAAAGACAAGGGCGGCGTCATGCCGGTCAATCTCTCCTTCCTGCCCGAAGTCGCCTTCGGCCTTGGTTTCGGGTGGGGGCTGCATCAGGTCGTCGGCGGGCTCTGGTTCCCCCTGCTGGCGGCAGCGTGGTCTTATGCGTGGATGGAAACCGGCCACGGCGCGGTTCTTCAATGGGGGAACGACCCTGCTGCGGCGCAGGGTACGCGACGGCACGCCCTGACGCCGGTCGTCGATTTTCTGGCGCGCTGTTTGGGATATGAAATCGGCTCGCGCGCCTATTGCCGCCTGTTCATGGCGGTCAAAGGCTTTCTGATCGGTCTTCCCGTTGGCGGACTGCCTCTGGCAGCTCTGTGGCCTCTGGCCTACGAGAGCAAATCGTACACAAAGAATCATGCGCTAACCGAGACTTTATCGGGAGCGTTTGCGGCCATCGCTATTCTTTTGTTTATTAACCTGGGAGGATGACGTGACAAACGAAGAGATCGAACTGACGCGGGCCGAGATCAAATCCCTACTCGAGCTGGCCGCAGAAAAAGGCGCTGAAAAAGCTCTGGCGAAAGTCGGCCTCGGAGATGCGGACGCCGGTGCCGACATACGCGACCTGCGCGACTGGCTCAAAGCCTGCCGCGTCATCAAGTCCGAAGCCCTCCGAACAGCCGTTTCTGTTGCCACAAAGACCCTGATCATGGCCGCTATTATCGGTCTCGCCTACCTGGCGGGCGTCAAAGTCGGCGGATAACCAAAATCAGAGGAATAACCCGAGGCCGGTCCGTCCAGGCCGGCTTTTTCATTTATGGAGGAAAAAATGACCACAAAAATCCCACGCGGCGTCCGCAACAACAACCCCGGCAATCTCCGCCGCACGAACGATCCGTGGCAGGGGCTTACGCCGAGACAGACCAATATAGACTTTTTCACCTTTAAATCGGAGATTTACGGTATTCGTGCATTGGCGCGGACGCTGATTGCATACCAGGATGAACACCGTCTCCGCACCATCCGGCAGATCATCAGCCGGTGGGCGCCGGCCAACGAAAACGACACCGGGGCGTATATTGAGTCGGTTGCAAAACGCACAGGTCTGGATGCCGACCGCCCCCTGGATATGCACCGCTTTGACCACCTGAAGCCCGTGGTCGAAGCCATCATCCGGCATGAAAACGGCCTGCAGCCCTACACCGACGCTCAATTAATCAAGGCTCTGGTGCTGGCCGGAATTGAGCCGGAACAGCAAAACCTGCAGAAAACCCGCACCGTAAAGGCCGGACAGGCCGCGACAGCCGCGACCGTTGGCCTGAGCGTGGTGGAGGCCGTACAGCAGACGGTCGATCCCGCGCGCGACGCCCTGCTGGCCGTTGCTCCGTATGTCGATGCCGTGAAATGGCTCCTGCTGGCAATCACCCTGATCGGTATTGCCGCCATGCTGTGGGCGCGAATCGACGACCGCAGGAAAGGGCTACGTTGATGTGGCTGATTCTCAAAAACTGGCTGACCGGAAATGCCCTGCGCCTGCTCGGATATGGCATAGCGGCGTTTTCTGTCGCAACCATTTTGTTTGGTGCGCGCCAGGCCGGGCGCAGCGCTGAACGTGTCGATCAACTCAGGAAAATAGTGGAGATCAAAGATGCCCAACTTCGTGCAACGCTGGATGCCCCTCGTACTCGTGATGAGCTTGTTGACCGCCTGCGCGACGGTAAGTTCTGATCCGGCCTGTGTTTGCCCGCCGATTAAGGAATACAGCAGGGAAATTCAGCGCAAACTGGCGAAGGAAATTGAGGCCGCGCCGGCGGATGCTATATTTCCCAATATCATAATTGATTGTAATATTCTAAGGAAAAATA